TGTCAGTCGCGTAACCGTACTGGATGTTGTACATGCGGGTAGAACCAGCAAATACTTGACCTCCAATAAGGTTTTGCGGTAGCAAACCATACGGTGCTGATACGACAGGATAAGCCATAAAAGACTCCTAAAAATTAAGAACCAGAACCGAAAACTGATCCCTTAGTCACTGTAGACTTGCGTTCTTTAAACAGTGGCATACGGGCGTCGTTCTCGCGCATAAAACTGTTGTCTACTGAAATAAGTTGATTATCAGCTAGTTGCTGAAAATGTCTATCTCGCTGTTCAGTAAGTTCAACAGGTGTTTTACATAGGATTAGTCCACCTACTTCAATCGCATCCTTAAACCGGGTATTAGGCTCGGTGTATGTGTGCGCTTCGGGGTGCTCAGAAGCCTTTACAGGCTCCCATCCTTCGCGGAATTTCAAAGAAATATTACGGGCGTCACCTTGACCCCCCATGCTTGTACGTATCCATCGCATTTCATAACCCGGTTCCTCGTTTACTTCGGGTAGAAGTTGAGCGGGAGTCCAAGCCTTTACAGGACGGGATTCTTTTTCACGAGTTTCAAGTTCACGTTTTAGTCGATTAGTTTCAGTCATTTTATTTCCTCATTTCTTCCGCAACCTTACGAGCATAGAGTTCCAATGGAACACCAAGCCGCTTGGCGATATTTACCTGCGTTGCGTTCAGCACGATCTTTCGAGGCGCAGTGCTACGGGTTGCAGGTGCAACAACATTTCCTTTTTGCCGCTGAGAAGTGTTTGCATCAGCTTCATCGGTAGGAAACTTTTCCGAGAATACATGGCGAATCCTACCATTGAGACGTTTATAGTACTCATCTGAACTAGGGTCCAATCCATCTTCTAATACTAGCTTTTCATGCAACGCAAGCGCATAGCCAGTCATTTCTCTATCCTTCCCAAACCAGAGATTATTGGTCCTCCAATGCTCCGCTTTAGGGTCCGCCTGCGTGGTTCGTACGGGTTGTACAACATTTTTTTCCTCTTGTAAAGGGGCTGGACGGTAATTATTTACTTTATCCGCGTGAATCTTGGCGGTAGTAAGTTTGTCCTGAGCCGCCAATAATGCGTCAGCATCCCCTGACTCATAAGCAGACTTATATTCCCGTTTGGCGTCCTCAATCTCTGTGGAAATAGACCTTTTGGCCTGCTCCAGAAGGGCATCTTGGCTAGTACTGAGCGATCCTTTGAGCTTTTTATTCTCCTCAATAATCGACTGCGCTATCCTAAAAGCCTCATCTTTTTCACGTAAAGCGGCCTCTTTTGCCCGTCTTTCATCGTGATACCCGCGACCTAACTTAGCTAATCGGTCCTGCAATTTCTTGTCAGAATACTTAGCTAGCTCCTCATCAGTAACTTCCTCAGGAGGAGTCTCCATTGGAGCGCCACGATTCTTATCCTTCTCAGGAGTATCGTCAATAATCTCAATCTCAGGAGGCTCTTCAGCTTCTACTACCTTAGAACCTAACCGAGATTTCTTTTCCTCAATCTCGTCTGGAAACTCAAATTCAGTTTTTTCAATTTCAGCCATGATGACTCCTTATGCTGCGCGTGTAATACCACGCGGGTCTTGAACTACAGCTTCGACAGAATCATCATTGATAATCCTGAATTCTTTGCCGTGTATCTTGATACGCGTACCAGTATTGGGTCGAACCAATACAAAATCCCCTACTTTGCAAGAGGGGCCGGACGGGAATCGCTTCTCATCTTTATAGGCATCTGGGCCTACTTTTACAACAAACAGTACAGGAGATAGGACTTCCTCATAGTGCATGGTTTGTCCTGCTTTAATAAGCCCACTATCCCCAAACTCCTCTTCAATCTCTGGTAGTACACAAAGAAGATGAAAAGTAGAAGGATCAGGTACTTGTTTAGCTTTCTCTTCAGCCGTTGCGGGAAGTACAGTGGTGTTGGCACCGTCTTGGCTTACGAGTATTTCAGTCATCAGTTTCTTGCTCCAAACGTTTTTTGAGGTCTTGAAGGTTGTAATTGGCGTGGTCAAGACCCCGAATAACACCAACCAATTCTCGATATTCGGCGTAGTCTTGGACCCCGCCTCCTATCAATTTAGTTACCGCTTGCGCGCGAAATTCATCGTTTTGCTTCTTAAGCAGTTCAATCTCGGTCATTTATTACCTCCCATACCCGGTTTAATAATGACTTTGGCTAGATCAACTTTAGACTTTTGAGCTTGTTGGCGATCTTGGGCCATAAGTTTCTGATTGTTTTGACGCTCTTGAGAGCCCACTCGCTGCGTCTCTTTCTGCATATCAAGCATCATCCGCTGAGCCTCAAGCTTGAGTTTGTCTTGCGCTAACTGAATATCAGCTTGAGTTTTCTGAGCCCGAGTCTGCGCCTCTTGTGCTTTGATTTGTAGCTCGGCTTGCTGCATCTGTATCAACGGGTCTTGTGACATCTGTTGATTCTTCTGCTGTTGAGCCTGCGATGTATGTTGTTGTAATAACTGAACCGCAGCCTTAGCCACTAACTGAGACAGTTGCACTTCAACTTCTTCTGGCAATTTCTCGTTTGGTGGTGGTAGCGGAACACCCAGTTGCTCTTCAATCTTCCTGCGGTACTGATACCCGAGATGCTCGGAAATATGCGCCATGATTGCTGACATCATCTGCTGTGCAGCAGGGTTTTGCCCCATTGTCTGCATAATCATTGGGTCTTGCATAAACGTAGTGTGAGCAGCAATGTGTGCGTCATGATCTTGGTAGATGAACGCCTTGGTCGGCTCCCCTTTGAGGAACGCCATGTTCTCGCTAACTGGATCACGCGGAGTCATGTCGTCATCTATAGGCACTAATTTATCAGCATTTTTTACACCCAATACCTCAATCATTTGCCTATGCAAGATCGGGAGGTTGTAAATCTGTGGGGCTTGCTGAGCCATCTGCATTACCGCTTGGTACTGCATAATCCTTTGAGCCATTGTGCTGCTGTTGGGATCGCTAACCGGAATTACTTCAACTGTGTCATAGTCCTCCTGCATAGCCGAGGCGTCACCGCTAGAAGGCTCATAGTCATACGACGAAGGCGCATTGTCACGGATGATGGCCTTGAGAAGTTTGAACTCCTCTTTCATAGAGTTATGAACACGGGCTTGGACAGCCCCCATGATCTTCAATTGTCGCTCTAACAATGCCAGCGTAGTGCCCACTGGAGCTTGGCTAGACATATCGCTAACCTTCATATCCGCAATAGAGCCCAGACGACGACCTTCATCAGTAATCTGATTAAGTAGCGCAAGCAGAACTTGGCTTGGCTCCTTGTACGGGAGCATCATGATGTTATCTTTGATAGCACCGGAGGGCACATCAACATCACGGAATTCACCCGGAGCAATTGGTGTATCGTCACCCTTTACACGCAAGCCACGAGACTTCAAACCGCCGGGTAGATTACTTAGAGTACCTGCATCAACAAGTTGCCTAATAAGAGAAGTACCAGCGCGGGCATAGCCTCCGATGATATGAATAAGACCCATACCATAAGCTCCGAAGCCCGGAATGTAGTCGTACTGAACCAAGTGTTGACGCTTTTGATAAGTCTCATCATCTTCCTCCCAGTTACGGTAAACAGCCAAAATCTCACGTGAGCCACGGTCAATAGAGATAATGTAGGGAAGCGCAATTTCATCTTCATGCTCATACCCTTTTAGGTTCCAATCTACCTGAATCTCAGCAATCTGATAGCGGTCATCATCCACCAGAGAATAGCCCTGCTCTTCAGCTTTCTTTTTCTCAACGTCAGTGCGAATCTGCATCGGTTCGCCAAGGTCTATATCCCGATAGAACCCATTTACTTGCAACTTCTTGATATCATTCTTGGTCTTACGCATCAGGTGCGTAACCCGCTCCGCAGTGCGCGCTCCACTAGACCCATAGGGGATAATCACATCTTCTGCTGGGATAAACAACGCAGTCTGGCGACGTAAGGATGTGTCGTAATACACTTTCTTAAACGCTGATCCAGCCAGACCTAAATTAAACAGTAGCCGCTCATGTTCAGGACGATACTCGGGCATCTCCTCAGTGAGGCGATAGTTCATGTCATCTCTTACCCGTTCGGCGGCTTGTTCTTTGAGCTTATCAATTGCACCAATAATTTCAGTTTTGACTGGCCCCGCCGCAGGGAACGTTTCAGTAATCGTT